GTTACCTCTGACTTGGCCGATCTTGAGTGTCTTAAACGAATATGCTGCAGCCGAGGCGATCCGCAAGATCGGAACGCCACGGAGTGGTATCTTAAGAGGGGCATACGCCGCCATTTGTGGAGACGATCTCCTGGCGGCCTGGACAAGGAGGCACTCCGAAGAGTACTTCCTTCAACTTACTGCACTGGGCCTCAAGAGGAACAATCACAAAGAGTACCGAAGCACTCAGGGTGGTGTGTTCGTCGAGAAACTGTTCCTCCTCAAGTACCGGTCCTATGAAACATCCGAAGATGTTCCACCGAGGCCGGAATCTGGGGGAGGCAGCACGCTTGCCGATTACATTGCAGTCATGCTATGGAACCGGCCGGAGGGAAAGACCGAAGTCCTCCACTACGCAAAAGTTGAATATGTCGAAAGGCCGCTACTTTCTGCAATTGTTCTAGCCAAAGCTTTCGCTAGGGATGGAGCAATACGTCCAGAAAAGTCGCAGGAGACAGCTCCAGCATACCTTACGCTAGGTCCGAGCCTCACTCGAGAGTGGGGCTACGCTACGGAGCCTTGGCGCAAAGCCGCTGTTGTAGAAGTCGCAAAAAGCATACATCGACGTCTACTAAGCCGTATGGCGGGTACAGGTGTACCCCTCTTCTTTCCACAGTCGCTAGGTGGCTGGGGGCTGCCCGGAAAACAATCCGCGCCCCCACGCTACCGAAAAGCCGCCGCGGTCGCCCTTAACGGACAATCGCAAGTACAGAAAAACCTCAGCAGAGTTTTTCTTACTAGCCACGCACCCTCCTACTTGAGAAAATCTCTCAAGAAGGGCTTGGACATCATCCATGCGTGGCCTGAACGGTTTAACGATCAGGCGAAGCCAAAAGAACTGAAAACAGCCCTTTCAAACTTCATTGGCCGGAAGCTTGCTTATCATGGGAGCGATCCCACGAAGAACAAACTACAGACCCTGAAATATGCGACAATGGAAACCATTGCCAAACGTATCGACAGCATACTGCGCACCTTAACAGACCTCTGGAAGTCTGCGAAACCGATGGCCCCAAGCAAGGCCGTCGCGCTCGATGCACAGTTCACTTCTCAACAGGTAGACACCCAACTCATGGATATCCTCCTGTCGCGAAGTGGCGTTGTCGACACGTGGATCAAAGATCTTGTTGTTGGAGATAACGAGACGGTATTCATACCGTATGGAGAACAATTTGTGTTAACTGAAGACGTACTAGAGAAGGAAGAACACTTTCGCGAAGACGACCGCACTCTTACCCAAGAGGATCGTGACGCGCGCGAACTTCCTACCCTAATACCTCCCCCAGTTGACACAGACGTTCCTCCAGACGCGGATTCCGAAGAACCCTTAGCCGAAGTACCGGATCAGTGGGAGACTCACCTCCTCCCGACAGACCCAACACAACAACCCGGAGCACCAGCTGTAGTCCAAGCTTCAATGTTACCAAACATAGAAACTCAGGCTCCAGCCAATGCTTCGAACGCCCTTCCGCATCGCGGGACGGGGCTCGCCAGTCAGGGTTATCAACCCCTTTCTGAACGAACCCCATTCCGTCTTGCGGACCGCGGTAGCCTACGTAACACCACCATGACCTCTCCCCTCTCAGAGAGTGGTCACGAAAGTGCTGCGTCGGCACGAATGCGAGCCTTAACAGCTCCAACAACTAGACCAGGAACGATAACCTCCCCCAGTAATGTCCGCATCACACTGTCTGATGGGTTGACTGCAACGAACCGGCTTTCACCGGTAAGTGCTGACAACTCACCCACAATGCTACGCATTCCGGACTGGGAGGGGCCTCATCGAACCTTCAATGCGACAACAGATGCTCCGGATCAGGGTCCATTCACTCGACTCATTGCTTACCTCTTCTTGTAAGCATAGCTCAAGTGAAGGACACCCTACACACTCAACTCTCAAAGAGTGTGTAAGGGATTGACCCAAAAGCATTTCTACACAGTACCTCAACTCTTGTTCCAAAAGAGAGGCTGTGTGGGAATCTACGTCGCGACACGACGCGGTCCCATTCTAGAAAGAAACAATTCTAGAACGGAGATCGC